CTCTGTGTAGGCACCGAATGCCTGAGGATTGAATGATTTAGAATCAAATTTTTCTCCTGCCATTTTTTACTCCTTTATTTAAATCTCTGCTCCGGGATTCTGTTCCATATAGTCACAGAGTTCCGAATATGTCATTTCACTTGGTTTCTTTCCACCAATACCGCCAGAACCACCATTTGTTCCTTTAACGATCGTTGGTGCAGGTTCATCACTTTCGAACAAAAAGCCGTTTTCTTCCTTGATCTGTGACAGCTGTTCGTCTAAACCGATAATTTTTCCATCGTTTAGTTTCAGTCCGTCCATATCAAGTAACGCTTTGACCGCTTTGCTGTTTCTAGCTTTCGCTCCTGTCAATGCTGCAGTTAATGCATAATCAAATTTCATTTCTGAGATCTGTGCATCTGCATCACTCTTTGCTTTCTCAGCTTTTGTTTTCCAATCATCTGCCGCCTGCTTGATGCCGTCAATGTCCATGTCTTTAAACTTCTGAATCTCTGCATTTGCATCGTTTACCTGAGTTTCAAGACTTTCTGCTTTTAGCTTATAACTGTCTCGCTCCTGAGTGATTTTCTCTGCTTTTTTCTGTTCTGCAGCGATATCTTTTCCGTTTTCAGCCATGATCTTATCGATCACTTCCTGGGAAAGATTTAAACCTTTTAAAAAATCTGTTTTCATGTTGCTCGTTCTCCTTTCGTATTAGGTTGTTTTAGGCGTGTAACCGACCGCCACGAACCGACTGTTTAAGGTCTGATCAGCTGACCAATGTTGTTTCTTTGCATAAAAATAACACCCAGATCTCTCTGCGTGTCTTCTGCAGCTTAACCCTGCTGCCGGGAGATATTTGGATCACCGTCCTTTCTATTCTGTTGACTTCATGCTGCACTGCTCCTTTCTTAAAATTTCGTATAAAAATACCACCTGATATTGATCAGATGGTACATATTTATAGACCTGGCGTTATATCCTTGATTCCTTTCACGGCATTATATACTTTTTTCATCATTGAATTTTCCTGTAAATACTCAAGACCTTTTAATGTAATTCTAACATCACTTGCATTGATCCTTGTTGCTCCTGTGATATCACGTTTCATACTTACACCCTTGATATATCCGACATCAACCATCATCTCTATATATCGTGCCCAGCGTTCTTTGGAAACCCCTAAGGCTTCCGGCCCAACATCGTTGATATCAAATTCTGGATAATCCATTGCTTTTTCCAATGCTGATAAGATTTTATATACAGCTTTAAAGTTATCCATTGTTCTCACCTTTCGCTT